ACCATCTGTAGAAATAAATGAATTAGCTGCTACTGAACCACTAACTTTTAATGAACCGGTTACCTGTAAGTCATTTGTTGTAGCAAAGAATGACCCAGTCTCTATAAATACTCCTACATCATCAGTAGAGAATCCTAGATCTATAATTTGCTGTGAAGATGAAATTGTATTCTCAGGAGAACCTGTAATATACCCTAATACACTAATTTGTGCTGAAGATGAAACAGTACCAGCAGGTACAGCAACACTAGCCGATGTTATATATCCAAAAGCTGCAATTTGTCCAGATGAAGATACAATAGAAGAGTTAGAAGAGGTTAAAAAACCACTATCTGTTAACTGCGAGGTTGAAGAAATGTACGAGCTAGTGTTAGACTGTAACTGCGTTATAGCACTGCTATTAGTTGATGTTGTTGATTCTACTGCATCTATTCGAGAATCAAAACTTGCTGAGTCTGTATAATAAGAAGATGTAAAGTTATTAATAGAAGCTGAATGAATATTTAATGGTCCAATAGATGCCCCGCCCCCGGTACCTGCTTCTAGGTTAACGATACGGGAAATAATATCACTTCCATTAAAAGTTAGTGAAGATCCTGTGATATTCAATGATCCTGTTAATGCTAAAGCATTAGCTGTTGGTACCAGAGATGTTTGCTCTGAACTTCCGGATCTAAATATCAGCGAACCTGATAATTCACTTACAAATGTTGACATAGGCCAATTAACTCTTCTATTATTCTACTAAAAAAACCTTTACTGTAACTTCTCTAAGTATAAATAGCCGAATATACTAAGACTTGTTGATCGTTTCACCAGTAATCTTAAAATTTGTTTTATTGGAATACTTTTTCGTGTTAAACGGTAATGCATTTATAGTGTCTGTTACTATGTGACCTAATAAATTTATGTTAAATTCTGTTTTAACTATACGGTCATTACCTTGAACTAATTCAGTAGATGTAGTATAGTTATCAATCATAGCTCTAAACCTAAATTTAGATGGATTTCCCCAATAAGAATCAGATGCAAAGTTAACTCCTTCTACTATCTTATTGTTTTGTTCCATATAATCAGTAAATATAACACAGTTATATACAATATTTACATAATCTGGTATAGCAACTGCATAATACTCCTTTTCCGGTACTCTATTATTCAATAAGCCAAACCTATCATATACGTTATTCTTAGAAAACTTCTTTTCGAACACTCCAAAGTTATGAGGATTGTTACCATCAAGCTTATTTCCTAAGTTTCTATTCTTTTCTATCGATGCTCTTCTGAAAGTAATAAGAGGAGCTTGCATCTTACCGTTTTTATCACGGTAATATCCGTCTTTCTGCATAGCTGCCCATCTTTCTGGTGAAGCATATACCAAAGGCACATTTATTACTTTACTATTCTGAGATACTTGGGGTTTTAATACTTCATTAAAGTAGTAAAAGATAGATTCATCAATATCCTTAATACCAACGTTGTAATTATTTACATTATCGTTAGCTCTTGATACTTGAAGCTCTCTATTCTGTAGATTAGTCTCTTCTGCGTTAATATCTGGTTTAGTTCCTGCCATTATCTTACTTGTGATATACCAACTCTATCGGCTCTATTTAAGTGAGTATCTAAAATAATAGATAAAGACCCACCATAACTACTTCCATATGAAGTCAGACTGTAGTTATTATCTCTTCCTAAGAATAATCTATTCTCTCTTACTGTATCTACCTCATAGAAGTCATTACTCCACTGAATAACGTCTCCTACCTCTGGTAGTATGCTAGCATCTGCTAGATCTTGTCTAATAATAGCAAAAGAAGCTTCTCTTCCTAGATCAGGACCAAATTCTTGTATATCTACTACTTGATCTCCTCTAGTTATTAAACAATTCAGTTTAACTGCTGTCCAGTAAGACTTATCTAGTGATTCTCCGTATAAATTAAACTCAGTATCCTCTAAACTTAACTTATGATAAAGAATTTCTTGTTCTACTAGGTCATGTAGTAGTTCACGGTTAATATTAACCAGTAAATCAAAGTCTCTTTTAGATCCGAATAGCATTACTTCTCTTCTATTGTTTGTTCGCCTACTTTAACAGCGATTATATTACTGTATTTAGCCTTAGCATTGTCTTTAAATGCTTTAAATGCAGTTATTGCATCTTTCTGACTAATAACCTTTACTTTATACGTTGCTAACCCTCTATCACTGTCTTCTGATGCTCTAGTTACTGTGGTTACACCAGGTAAAGCACGTAATCCGTCGTCATATCCTTCAACACCGTCATCTCCATACTGGACCTGTACCATTGCCTCGTAGGTTTTATAATTTAATTCTAATATGATGTGTGATAGCTTCATTAACCTACGTAAATTGTCATTGGAATACTTTTTAACGTATTTTGTACGTCTTCTGCTTCTTTAGCTTGTGCTTCTAGCTGTTTACCACGTGAAGTAGAGTCTAACATCTCACGTAATGCAGTTAAAAGCTCTGTTTTCTCTGCTCTTGCATCAGTTAAGAGGTCTGCTTGGTTTAAAGTAGCCTCAGAACCAGGAACAGGTACAACTTGATACTTACCTCTAATGTAAGCCAACATTTCTTTTGCTAAAGCCAGCGTGTATTTAAATATCCATTGACGACCTACACTGTTAATCTGTGAATATACAGGATTATTATAAGGTACTTCACCTACATTAGTGATAAGCTTAGTACTCCTATTATAGTTTATAGCACTTTTATCATCATTCTTGTAATATTCAAACCAAACCTTACCAGAAGAGGTAGGTCTAGGGAATAACTTTAGTTTATTATTAACTAATTCAAAAGAATAATGTGATTTTCTTATTTGATCATTTAATTCTATAGCTTGCATTAAAGCAACATCATACGATACAGGCATAAGCATAAAATTTATACCTGGAGAATAAGATCCAAAACCAAAAGTATCCATTAGTGATTGAATACCTGTACCTGTACCAGCATAAGGATCAAAATACCTCTGAATTGCTGGGGGTGCTTCGTAGAATACCTTTCTAACCTCAATAGACCCGGTAATACCGTTGTCAACAGCCCATTGGTCTAAGTCATATGATTGCTGAGATGAAGTTATAGCTAGAGAACCTGAGTACTTGGTTACATTACCTCCTACTCCGGCTTCAGTACCGTAGTGTGTTGATATTTGTATAATACGATTTAATGTAGGATCAGTTAATTGATTGTTCATAGAACTACCAGTCAAAGAACCTTCTAAATTTAAGTAGTTTCCTCTAATCTTAAAGTTAAATACTTCATTACCGTATGTAGTAACAGCTTCTTCAAAGCAAGTAAAGAAGGATTCTTCTTGCAATTCAACATCCATTAACGGATAACCTAAACGAGTACCACAGAACTTAGCTACTTTTACAGCATCAGTTTGAAAGTCAGTATCGCTATCATAAAATCCGAAAGGTGTATCTCCAGCTGTGAAGGTTGCTGTACCATTCCATGTAGTTACGTTCGCCATTTACTTTAGTTTTATATAAATAGTAGTCAATCTCTTAAGATATATTCAAAAAAAAAGAGGCCCGTAAAACGAGCCTCCTTTAATTATATTCTAATGGTTATATCCTAGATTGACGCTACGTCAGAAACGTGGATTTTACCGTAGAATTCAGGTCTGATCATCTTCTTAGCATAACGAGTCATTAAACCTTTTCTTGGAGTGAAAGATTCTGGATCGTATACTAGAGGAGTCATCATTAATGGTACGTAAGGAGCATAAACTGCACCAGCTTCTAAGAATTGTGATCCTCTATATCCCATAAGAATTGTATTCTCAGTCATATAAGGGTTCTTGTATACTTGGAATCTGTTGTTTAATGCACCTACTTTTTGTACGCCCATTGCAAATTGATCTTGATCACCGTTTGTAGCTGCAGCATATCCAGGAATAGATTCTAGGATTGTAGCAACACTTGGAGAACATACTAGGAAGTTTGCACCACCTCTTAATGTTTTCTGGTGAATTTTGTTAGATACTTTTTGGATTTTAGTTCCTAAAGTTTGGAACCATTGTCCTTGAGTATTGTAGAAGTCTGAAGTAGCAGCAGCCCAAGCTGAGCCATTCCATACTCTATTGTTCTCAGCAGACCATTTCTCAGTAGTGTTAGCTTCTAAGATAAGCATATCTAAAATCTCAAGATCGATTTCCATAGAGATGTACTCTGATAGAAGTGAAGTTAATTCAGCTTCAGCATCGATTGAGTGATATGCGTTAAGGTCTTGAGCGAATTCAGGAGTCCATTGTGCTTTTAACTTTCTAGTCTTAGCAACGATAGCCTCACTTTGTAGTTTAACATCAATTTCTGGGATGTTAAGGTTTTCTACAGCTCTGTCAGAAGCAGCTTCGAAGTCACCTCTGTCGTTTTCTACTGGTTGTTTAGAGAATAATACTTTCTCAGTTCCTAGGTCAGCAAGTGAATCTGCACCGTTAGTTACGAAAGTTACAGTTACGTTACCGTTAGCAGCTTTTATAGCAGTAGTAAATTCTGGGTTAGTAGTAATATCTGTTGATCCAGAATATAATCTGAATGATCTAGCAGCTGTATGATCAGCGTTGTTAGAAGCAGGAATAGTTACAGATACAGCACCGAATGAACCAGTGTCTAAGTCTCCGTCATATCCTACTTGAGCCCAAGATGCAGTAGCTGCACTTGTAGCTATAGAAGAAGATACTTCGTTGAATGAGTAACCGAATTGTCCAGCTCCGTAAAGACCTCCTGAAGGATCAGTGTCTTTTACCATTTTAGTTGAACCTTCTGTTACGTTACCGTACATATTCTCTTGGTCAGTTCTTCCACCGTTAGTGTCTCCATATTTGAAGTCTAGGTAGAATACTAATCCTGATGGTAAGCTCATTGGTTGTACAGATACAAAGTCTTGAGCAGAGATTTGAGCGAATACCTT